ATCAACTGAACTTAGTAATCCAGTAATATTAACTGTGGTAGAGAAAGTTGAAACTCCAGTTACATTAATTCCACCGGCACCAACGATTAATCCACCACCACCAAATGTTAAATTTGCACTATCTTGAATTGCACCTGCTGTGCCAGCAAGCACAACTCTACCAGAAGTTAGATCTGAAATAGTTGCGGAAGATAGAGTTGTTTCTCCGCCACTGATGTCTGCGCCACCATTAGCATCTAAGGCTCCTGTAAATGTAGAGATACCAGTGACTGCTAATGTAGAGGAAAGTGTGGTTGGTCCATTGACTCCTAGAGTTCCAGAAACACTAACATTATCGTCAAGTGTTGTTGTACCACCAGCAGAGTCAATTGTTAGATTGCCTGTTGAGGTATCAATCTCATTGTTATCAGCAACACCAATACGAATATTATCAATCTCTGCACCACCATTAGCGTCCAATAATCCAGTTAAGGTTGTATTACCAGTGACTCCTAAGGTTCCAGAGACACTCAAAGCTGTCAATGTTCCAACAGAAGTCAGTGAAGAGTTTACGACTCCACTTCCAAGTGTTGTTGAACTTAAAACATCAGTGCCATTGATCTTATAAGTTTTACCAGAGGTGAGATTGAAGTTCTCACTTGATTTCAGTGCGGTATTTGTATGATCATACAATAAGGTATTATCTGGTCCAATTTTAATTCCAGCTCCATCAGCAAGCAAATCAGTTGTTGCAGTGGATGCAATACCAACGACAAAATCAGCAAGTTCAATCGTTGAAGAATTGATAATAGTTTGTGTGCCATCTACAAATAAATCACCTTTAATTCTGACGGCACCAGTATTGTCACCAACTGCTGCTGGGTCAATAATAAATTCTGCTGGACCACGAAGTTGTCCATTTACAATTAAATTGTTAGTAACTGTTAATCCACCGCCAACGATGATATCATTGGGCATTCCAATTGTGATTTGGTTATCAGATACTGTTGTATTGATTTCATTCGCTGTTCCAGCAAATGTTATTGTTTGACCAGTGCTTACTGAATCTGCAGTTCCACTATCAGCAGCAATAGTAAAACTTGTTGTTACTTCTGCCCAGGATAAAGTACCCGACGAATTTGTTTTTAAGAAAAAATTATTCGTTGGTGACGATGGAAATGTATAAGTTACATCTGATGCAATATTTGCTGGGGCAGCAAACGAAATTGAATTTGTTCCATTTGCAGTTGCTTCATATACTCTTACTGCTCCACCAGTTGATGAAGTTTCTGTTGTCCAAAATCTACCACTACCAATTATTTTATTTCCTGCCGCACTACCAATGAATAAATCATGATTATCAGTTGTAAATCCAGGTTCACCAGCACTTAACGCTGGGAGGTTTGCGAGTAAACCTCTTTTAAATTTTAAAACAGGTGCAGCCATTGTATTGTAAAAACTTTTTTGCTATGTTTATTTATCAAAAAGTTCCATAGTCAATACTATTATTATCAACATCATCAGCAAGATCTAATATTTCTGATGGATCCACAAAAACAAAAGTGCTCGTGCTTGACTGGTAAATAAGAAGTCTTCCATTTGCTAAATTTGATGTGTTAACATCACTCAGAGTAATTAAACTTCCGCCAGCTCCTCCATCGGCACCTTCCCATTTACCAGTTGATGAATTGTACCGTAAAAATTTATTATTAACAGCTGCACTTGTTCTATCAACATCATCTAAGAATTCAAGACGAGTTTCTCCACCACCTCCCTGATTAGAAATATCTCTTAGACCTTGATAAAGAAGATTTCTAAGATCTTTTACCTCTTTTCGAAGACTTTCTATTTCACTATTTTTTTCTTCAATAATATTATCATCTTTGATGAGAGATTTTAAAGTTTTTAATACTTGAGATACTGATGGATTTTCATCTTTTATTTCCTCTTCGTTTTGAATATTGAAAATTTCATCATCCTTAGATTCTTCATCAACAATAATTTCATTGGCGATTTCAGAGTTTTCAGAAAAAATTTCAGTTAGTGACTCTATTGTTTCTTGATCATCTTCATTGAGATTAGAGTTAATAAACTCGTCTACAATTTCAATCTTTTCACTAAATAACCAATTTTCAAAAGTTTTTATATCTTTTGTTTCTTTCTTTTTTTTCTCTTCTTCCTTCTTTTTTAAGGTTATAAGTTCTTCAAAAAGATTGTTAATATCTACTTTTGGTTCTTCTATTTTAACTTCTTTTTTTAAATTTTTAGTTTTTAAATCTTTTTTTGACTCTACTACAATTGTTGATTTTTTATTAGGATTAGAAACTTTGGAAATTTTATCAAGCTCTGTTAAAACAAAATTTAGATCTCCTAAAAGAGACTGATATTCTTCCTCTTTCTTCTTTTTTTCCTCCTTAACAAGAGAGAAGAAATCACCTAGATTTGTTTGGTTTTCATCTTTTGTTCTAGGCATTTTCTCTATTGGATAAACCCTGCTTCAATAATTTTTGAAGTTCTGCTGTGGATCCAACAAATAGAGCATTATTAACTGTGGTTGGACCTTTTGGAGCATCATCAGTTTCTAAGTCTTTTAATTTTTTTTGCAAATCCATTAATTTATCAGTTGCGTCAGAAACGCTCTTTATTAATTGACCAGCAACTTCATAAGCTCTTGGAGTGTCACTTTCCTGAGCCAATTCTAATATATTATTTATTGCCTCTTGACCTTTTTCAATTATTGAATATAAGTTTCCTCTTGTGTATTCATAATCTTTTTTGATGTCTGTTCCACTAGATACTTTTTGTATTTCCTTTGATAATTTTTCAGCAGATACAATTTCTCCCTCTACATCAAATACGTCATTCAATTCGCTGAATTTATCGGTTTTCATAAGTCAACATCAGTATTAAGTGTTGGACTAAATTCTTTGAAATCTTGGAAGAAAGAAACTGTCTCATTAAAACCAAAATCATCTCCAATTTCAATTAAATCATTATCAGCAGTTGTAATTGTTTTAACTGTAGACCCTCGTACATGTTCGGTTTGAGTTGTATTATCTTGACCTCTTCTAACTGTAAGTTTGTTTCCAGATATTGAGGTGATATACATTTCTTCTTTATTAACATAAATGTATGATGATGTAGATAGATTCGTTGCATCATTGACAACAAATATTGTCTGACCAACAGGAATATCTTCATCCAAAGTAGTAACAATACTATTATTATAATCTTTGGTGGCTCTTGGAGTTACTGTATATCTCATTTCTCTCTTCGGAGTTTCAAGACCAGTCATAACATCAACAGTAGCCTTCTTAATAATCTTACTGTCTTGTACAGGACCAAACAGATGTGTTTTGGCTGTAAAAATTAAAGTATATACAAGAGCTCTTCTTGTGGTATAATCTCCCTCATATTGATCATCCATTGAAATGGATTCTAATTGAATTGGAACATCTTTATTTTCATCAATTGTTTCAACTAAATTAATTGTTAAATTATATGATGGTTGAAAATATGGTAATATTTGTTCAATAATTTGAAGAGCGTCGTCATTTGTTTTTGATAAAATTGACAGTTCAAATCTCATATTATAAGGCACTGGCATAAATGTCTTTTTTTGAAGTTTTGGATTAGATGGATTTTTTGTTATAAAAGATTTTGTTGATGTTGTTTTTCTAGAAGGATCATATGTAATCCCTGTAAATTCAAAAGACATTCTTGGTAATGTCAATTGAACTGGTTTATTCAAGTCTGGTGATTGTTCTAATCTTGCTAAAAATTTCTGTGTAGGACCATAAGCAAGAGGAACCTTCATCACACTAAAGGTGCTATTATTATTATCCTTATGTTGAATGTTTATATTATTAAAAAGAGTGCCAAATCCGATGACTGTTCTTCTAAAAATTTCGTGATAAAAATATTCAAACATTTTCTAACTCTATTATATAAACTATTTAACAACTTTTTAAATTATGGTTCACCAAATGGATTTCTTTGTGTAAAATCTAAAATATCATCAGCATTAATTTCGATAACATCATTTTGAGCATAAGGATCAACAAGATCTTGAGTTTCTGCGCTGTAAAATGCATAAACTGCTCCAGATTCTGAACCAGTTATTGCCTCACCACTTACAAAACTACCAGTAATGATGCCAACTTGAAGATTCTTAGTTGATGCTGTCCAATTTTTAACTCTTGCTGTTGCTCCAGAACTACTACCAGTAATTACTTCATTAAAGAGATAATTACCTGTGCCAAGAGTATTTGGTGCAGCAACTGTAATTGTTGGAACAGATGCATATCCAGATCCAGCATTAGTGATATAAATTGCAGATATTGCATTTCCAGATAGGATTGAAAATCCTGTTGCGGTGGTTCCTCCACCAGGTGCGCCAGAAAAAGTTATGACAGGTGCTGTTGTGTATCCAGAACCACCGCTGGTGATTGTAACGATGCCAACGGTTCCTGTTGTTCCAATACCTACGGTTGCAATTCCACCACTACCAGTTGTGCTTATAAAACTGATTCCTGGTGGTCTTGTATACCCAAAACCAGGATTTACAATTACAACAGAACTAATTCCAAGTCCAGAATTTGCAAATGCCAAAGCTGATGCAGTTTTTCCTCCTGTTGGAGCTGAGGATATAGCTACAATTGGATCACTTTCATAATCAAATCCATCGTTAATTAATTGAATAAATTGCAATCCACCATTGTGAATAGTGGTTAGAGCATTAGCTGTTGATCCAATCCCAACGAGAGTGAGAGTCTGAATATATCCATTTTCTTTGATATTATCATCAATGGTTTCTACATCAGTATCAATGATTTCATCTTCATAACGGAAAAGTTCACATCTCAGTTCATAAACATAAGTTTTTTGAAGTTGATAAAATGGTTGTTCGTGTTCAACAAATTTGATCTCAAACAATCTATCTCCAAGAGGAAACCAAATTAAATCACCTTCTTTTGGTCTAGTTGATAGTTCAATATTTGGTAGATTTTTTATTAATGGAGAAATATAATTTTCATATCTTTCTTTTGATATGATTAATGTTAGATCATTTAAAGGTTGCACACCAAATTTTGACAGAATAGTTCCCTGTCCTTCATATCCATCATAGGTATTGACATAGGCTTCTATTGGATATGCATTATCAAATTTCGATTGTATTACCTCTTTAATAACTGTTTTTTTAGTTACATATTTTCTAGGGAGATAGTAAACTTCAACTCCATACATTCGAAGTTGCTCATTAATGAGGCTTTGTATTAATCCTTGCTCTGAGGATGTTCCTTGAGTGAAAAACGGATTAAGTGCCATATCATCCTATCAAATCTAGTGGTGGTAACTCATAATAAGATGAACTCCTATCAAGAAGATAATCAAGTTCTCTTTGTCCATCATCATAAATTTGTCTTCCATTAAGTTCCACACCTCCAGGGAGTCTAACTCCTTGAAATTTAATTAGATTCATGCCCCACTGTCTTTTTACAAGAGCAGTTAAATATTGTTTTAGAAAAGAATCATTCCAAACTTGCGAGTATGTGTTTGGATCTAAGAGTCTATGACAATCTAGGATTATATAATCGCCCACATTTAAACTTTCAAAGTCAATATCTAAATATAATCTATCTTGTCTTTTGTTAAATCTAATTGCTTTATGTGTTGTTAATAAAAAATCAATAGTTTCTAAATAAGATCTTGTCATTGAATATGTTAAAAGTTCCGTTGATCCAAAATAATAAATGTCATTTAAAAATAACTGATATTTAATACTAAACATATTATTGGTCAAAGAATTTGATCCGTCAAATTTAAATATTTTCGTAACTCCAATAATAGATGGAGGAACTTCGATATAATTACTATTCTCATTATATGTAAACGTCGTAGCAGCACCAACTATCGTTGTGGTAACAGTATCTGTGGTTAATCCCACAACAGAATTATTTAAAGGTGCTCTTCCTTTATCAATATCATTTTGAGTAATTTTATATTTTAAAAAAGTTTGATATACTCCATCAAAATGTCTTTCTTGAAAATATTGAACCGCGTCATCCACAAGATCTTCGATTTGCTCATCAGACACGTTAATTTCCAAAACTGGCGCTCCCAGTTTTCTTTTTACATAATCTATTAACTCTCCCCTTGATGATGGTTGCGCCATAATCAGTCTTTTACTATTTTAAATATTTATGGAGCAGACGATATGCCAGGTCTTACAATGATATTACCATCCACAATTCTGTAAATCGTTGATCCAGAACTCACTAGAACATCATATATGTATCTTCCCTCTTTTAAATTTCTTGTTTGAGTTGATCCGAGAGATATTTTAAACTTTCCACCTGCTGCACTTGTAAAACCGACATTAAAAGTTGCCAACGCATGAGATGATGATCCTATTGAAACACTCTTTGACAACTGAGATGAACCTCTCCAAGTTGTTCCAGCACCAGAAAAATCAAAAGCAGATCCAGAGGTTGTTTTTACCGTAAACTCATTTATAAAATCTGCTCCAGTGTTGATTATTAAATTAATAGAAACGGAAGCACCTGATGTTGGATCAAAAGTAAGAGAGTTTGCCATTATTGTAATTTCTCTATAAAAGTTTTAAGAAGATTTTTTATTTCATCAACATCATCTTTTATATTGCTAATTTCATCTTCAAGATTTTTAACTCGATTCACCTCATTTTCTTTTTGTTTTTTCAGACGCATATATTTCTCATATTCATATTTAGAATCATTAACAATGGCATTACTCCTCTGATCTCTCAAAAGAATTTTATTATCTTTTACCTTAATATAATCACTCATTATGCTAGTGCAAGTGCTCGCATATCTTTAATCTTAGGGACATAAGCTTGATTTGTGCATGTTAATATAATTTTAATTCTAAAATATTTAAAATCTGGCAAGTTATTCGCAGTAAATTCATAATTTGCGTAACTATCAATTGTCGATATTGCTTGATTTATATAATTTTTATCAATAAACTTATCAGATGTCCCGTCATTGTCTGCAAAGTTAATAACATCTCCATCAACATCTAGATTTTGATATCCAGGGAAAGGAATAAACACAGGATCTCCATTTTCTGAATTGTCTATTGCATAGAAAGCTCTAATATCAGACTCCACGTTTACATGAGCAGATAGGAACAATTTAATTGCTCTTGCTGGATTCTTCAAACTAACAATCTTAGTTACATATTGACAATCTGATGGATCGTCAAAGAAAGAATTTACTCTTGGATCAGTTTTATAATTTGTAACCACACTATTGATTCTGTTTGATGTTGTGATCATATTAACTCTGGTAGTATCAATAATTGGAGACAATCTTGTATTATCTGTTGCTAAATTTAATGATACTGTAAAAGATTTATTACCAGGTAAAGTTGGAAGTAAATTCTTTTCATTTATCTTAGATGCAATAATTCTTGGAGAATTCAAATAATTTGTTCTATTAAGAATTATAGACTCAAATCCTTGGTCAATAAATGATGTTTCCGATCCACTAATACTCGTTCCACTAATTGTTCTGATTTGAGCGTTGACTGATGTTAGATTTGGAATAAATGTTTGAATATTAGGAGTTATTGCTTCAAATGGAATATTTTGAGTTACCTTTACAACATTTCCACCAGCGGTTGTTGTGTTACTAAAATAAAGTGGAACATACACGGATTGTTCACTACTTCTATCCAAACCATAATCAGCGTCCTTAGTATTCAATTTAATGTTGTAATAATTTAATCCAATTGAATTTGCAATTGTTGAATCAGATAGTCTGTGTGTTCTATTAATTCTTCTAAGGGAAACTCCACTGTACTCATATTTGTAAATCACATCGCCACCAGTAATTGCTTTTCTTAGACTATTATCAATTCCTCTGGTCACGTTGCTAAGTTGACCATTAGATACTCCTTCATATTTGATGATTTCTTCATTGACCAATATGTATCCTGGGTTTGCACCAGACACCGGAAGATTTTCAAAAATTTCAAATCCTGCTGCGGCACCGATTGCAATTTCTCCATTATAATCCTTAGCGTAAGAAACACTAATAGTTGTTGGTGAAACATCTGGCAACACACCTTTGATTGTCACATAATTTGTATTTGAATGCATACCATGATTTTTATGATTAACTTTAAAATGTAATCCATCAGATACAATGTCAATTGCACTGGAAATGAATAGTTCAGATCCAGACGAATTTACAATCGTTGTCGGTATGCCAACACTAGTTTCAGTGGTGCCAGTATATCGATAAATTGTATTAGCAAAACCTGCAACAAAATTGCCTTGCACATTATCAAGAATTAATTGATTAATACCACTTATTGATGTCACATTAATTTTTAAATTTGTTCCAGTTTTTGTTGTACCAAAAGTTGCAGTTAAAACATCTCCAACAGAATAACCAGTTCCACCAGATACTAATGATACTGATGCAACCACACCACTATTAACAGTAATATTTGCCGTTGCGTCTTTTCCTGTTCCAGTCAAAGTTCTTAATGCAACTGTTGAATAAGTTTCAGTTCCACTTAATGGAGCATATCCAATACCAGCATTTAAAATTGATAGTCCGCTTGCTTTTCCAACCGATCCAACATAATTTCCATTAGCACCAGTTGAAAGTTGAATAACGCTGTTACCCAGTATGAAATTATTATCTGAGAGATTGGATGAAATACCAATTCTAATTTTTCTTGAATTTGACGTAATTGGATTTTGTATCAATGTCGGAATTTGAGCATTCCCCTCTGCCAACTCTGGGTTGAAGAAAGAAATATCTCCTGTATTTACAAATTCAGCTCGATAAAGTTTGAACGTCAAATCGTCTGTAACTGTTGGTTGCCAATTTGATGCGTTTTGTGATTTAAACAATGCACCAAGAATTGGTTGAGTTGAAACTAAAACTTGTGAAGAGGAAGATGTTTTCTTATCAACTTCCCCTAGTCTAGATGTCCAAACCTTGTAATTATTTGAGTTGGTTGATAAAACAATTGCATAACTTCTCTTACCTTCAAGATAAACTGGAGATTTAAATGCAAAAAATGTTGGTGTTGTTGCATCAGAGGTTTTTACTACTGAGCTTGCATCAAGTGTGACCTCACTAAAAGGTAAAACAACATCTGATGGTTGATTAAAATCCACAGTTTTAAGTTGACAAGTAACTGGTAACTCATCATCCTTGTCCTCAAAATAAATATCAAGACCAGTTAAAAATACACCAGTTTCGTCATCAACAGTAAAAGTCTGTGCAAGAGGATCAATATATTTTCCTCCGAAAGATGAAACAACTGAGTCTTTAAATGTAAACTTACTGATTTTTTTAGGACTCTTAATTGAAGCAGTATCATCTTCAACTGTTTCAATTGTACCAACAGATAAGTATTTGTCCTCAGACACAGAATTGAGAACATCGGTTGAGGAGCTATTAACTGAACTATTAGTTAATTTAAATACTTTTTCCCCAGTTGTAAACTTTGGATTTATACTAATATTTGGATCAGGAACATAAAAAGATCCGATTACCGTTCCAGTGCTATCAGTTACAATTCTAACATTTTGAACCGTCGCTTGTGCGCCACTCGTCTGACCATATAACTTCATTCCAACTGAAATAAATCCAAAGTATTCACCTTGTGGTTCATTTGCAAGAGAAAATGTGTCAACGTTTAAAACCGTTGATGTGGATGAATACTTAGATGGAATGGAAAGATCTGAATTATATGGATTAAATTTATAAATTTCGGTTGGGATATTATATGGACCAGATTTATGATTTGATGCAGATACTCTAAATGCAATTTTTGGATTTACTCCACTAATGACATCATCATAGTCAATTCCTGGGAAAAATCCACTGACAGTTTCACCAACAGTGAAAACACCTGAGTCCATTTTAATTTCAATTAATTTAGGGACCACAAAATTATTAACATCTACACCATCAAAAAATGCGTACATTCTGGAATATGGTTGTAAACGCTTGGAGACAAATTCTATATTTCTAGAACGAATAAATGGAGTAATTTCAGAAGCAACTGATCTATCACCAATCGTTAATGTTTCAAATTCCTGAGTATCAATAGTTTGTGAGTGAGTTTTATCTGTATCAGATGTAATAGATTCAACTGTTACTCCATCTGAACTCTTTTCAAGACCAATCCATCTCAGGTCACCATTGTTTGAAGAAGTGCCATTGTTATTAAAAAATTGCGTGTAGGTTGATCTTGTCTCGGATTTACCACTCAGTAAATTTCTATTTCCCGTCCAAATAATATTCCAGGATTCCCAAATAGTAGGAATAAATCCTATTTGAGAATCATAATTTTCTAATTTAGCAATTTTATCAATGGTTGAGGTAAAATTACCTGCTACGTTAAGATTTTCTGGATCAAGTCTTACGGAGTCCACCCAGATATCAGAGTCTGGTGTAAGATCAAGAGTCCCTGCCCAGAAGTTAACTAAGTATGGGGAAATCTGTTCAGTTCTAGTTGCAAAAGGTTGGGATAACCATTCTACTGAAGAATAGTTTAAACTGATTACATCGCCAGTTTTTTTAATATTTGAACCTTGTAGATCTGTTACATAATTTAAATCTGCAAGAGGATTTGATGATTGCCCAATTCCAATGATGGAATTTGAACCTAAGATTAAATCAATTGCGCTAGTGTAATGTGATGGTCTTAATTCTCCAACATTTGGGTTAATTGAATTTTTTACACCATTTCTTACATCTTGATTTGAGCTGTTTTTATAGTTGTCAACAAGGAATCCAGATTTAAATTGATTGACTCCATTTTTATCTGGAACTGAGAGATTTGCGGTATCAGTTTCAAGTAAAGAAAGTGTTGTGAACTTTTCTAAACTGTTAATTCTAGTTTCTAGTCTAGAAATGTCAGCCATCGTGTATCTCTTATAACTTTGTTGAGATACTGATGCATTTTGTGTATTATACAAATAAGGTGGTAAGAAAATTTGAGCAATTTCAATTGCATCATCGATAGAAGTTGGTGGATTTGGATTTTCTGATGAAACTCCTTCAACTAATTTAAATATACCATTTTTATCAAGAAAAACTTTATCTATTCTGGGTAGGAAAAATTTAAAGTCAAGTAAAATTTGTTCATCAGATGCCAAAATATTTTTTGCGCTATTTCCAGATTGTGCAAAAGATCTGCCAGAAAATTCAAATGGAGATTTTGCATCAGATAAAATTGTATAAGTTGCAACTCTTGGACGTATGTCAATAATATCTGTATTTCGCAATTCATTATAGTAAGGAATATCTTTACTAAAATTAAAAGAAGTGTATGAATTTACAGTTGTAATATCTCCAGTATCATTTGGTGAATAAAATCCACGTTGGAAATAAATTTTAATTTTTTTCTTAGGAGAATCTTTTTCTGAAATTCTTCTTATTCTTCCATAATCATAGAATGTGTCTCTTTGTCCATTATCTAAAATGTAAGAACTTGTAATGTCTCTTCCATTTGAAGTTATACTTGAAACTCTTGCCTCAATTCCAGACTCTTCGAAAGTGAGATTTTCGCCCACTATAAAAGATTTTTGATTTAAATATACAATTTCAAGTGTAGTATCTGTTGTTCTCTCAACATGTATTGCTCTGGCACCACTACGAGCGCCTCTAACGGTCTCTCCAAGGATTAAGTCTATCGTGGTGGCATTTGGTCCTGTAAGCGATTCTAGGGACAATATGGGAGCACTTGGATTATCTGTCCCATAGGATTCAAAAACTCCATGAAGTTTAATAATATCAGGAACATTAAGTGAAATTTCTTCATCTTGAACTCTTGTTCCATATGGATAATTTCCAGGTGTGAGACCATCATTTAAAGTAGTTGTTCCAATTCCAGATGAGGAGTTTGCTGAATATATGACAATCAAACTGTTTGATCTTTGATTTTCTTTTGCCTTAGAAACTACATTAATTTTTCTCAAAGTCGTAATTAATCTAGCGTTTCCACTTTTGTTGATCCCATTTATGGTCAATCTTGTGGAACCTGCACCAAAAGTGAACATGTCAGATCTTAAAGACTGAACCGTGCCATCAGAAAAAGTTAAAACATACCTCTCTTCATCAAAAGGTAAGAATGTTTCATTTGCCTCTGCTATGACAGTATTAGTGGAATTTGCAGTCACAACAACATCATATTGTTTTCTAATTGTCAAATTAGAAGAGGCTAAATTAATATCTGAAACATTTCGTCGTGAAAATGGTGTATAGAGAGTATTATCTGATGATTCTGGTAATTTTGTGCCAAGCAGTTGTAAATCAGAAACATTTATAGTTTTTTTAGGAAGATTTCCATTGTTCACACCAGCAACACTTGTAGTTGGTTCAATAGTAAGAATTGTAAATCCATTATTTGTTCCCACAGATTTAACTTTTCCAAAAGATGTATCATATGCCAGTGCGGAATCTTGTGTGCTAAACGCTGTTATAGTATATGAAAGAAACTCTACAATATCACCAGCACTTAGTCCCACTCCAAATACAACAGAAGTTCCATTTAATGCGTCATAATTTGAAAAATCAAGTTTAATACCATTAACATAAACATCCAAAAATCCAGGTGTGTATGAGACTGTGAATGTCTGTTGACCCTCCACTGCTGTAAATTTTGAACTAGAATAATAACTATTATTCTGATAACGAATTACCTCAACTAAATCATTAACAAATAATTGATAATTAAGTAAGAATGATGAGTTTCCAGAAATTTCTGAGAAATCATTTTTGTTGTACTTAACACCATCTACAAATATCTCATAATCTTTGTTTGAAGCGTTTGGAATAAAATCATCTTGAGACTCCGATACAGTTATTGTGCTTGATGACGAAACAAAAGACGCTGATGGATATGAAATGATTTCAACTTTATCATCAGCGACAGCTGGCACTGGAATATAAATTTCAGTTGCGGTGCTCTCAGTAAACTCAGTTGCTCTTAGTAATACACCATTATAAAAGACATCTACAAATCCAGAAGTATATGATGGCACTGTATATGCAGTTTGCAATCCAACCGCAGTGATTGTAGTTGCAGTGCCAATCACTGAATTTTGTTGAACAATCTCCACAATATCACCTGGATTTGTGGCATTTGTTAAATTAACCACTGCCCCACTTGTTGCTGTGTATTCTGTATTTTTAAGAAGTTTTACACCATTGACATATACCTCTTCTTTACCTGGTGTATACGCAGCAGTAAATGATGTTGTAGCAATAGATGTTGTTGCTGTTGTTAATCCAATCTTTGATCCAACAGCGTATTCTCGGATTGCAACAAAAGATCCTTGTGTTGGTGGAGTATTAAGATGAATGACACCAGTTCCAGTGAAAATATTAAATAAACTATCATCAATTTTAATTCCATTAATGTATATTTGAGTGCTATTTAAATCTGCTGTCGTTAATGTTGTCGTTGTGGAAAATGGTATGACTGTTTGACCTTGATATGCTATAACCTCTTGAGCATTTCTGATCCCGGAAACAAAAGCATTAATTTCCACCTCATCATTAATATTTGTTTCAACATTTAACTGAATTGATGTTGC